CCCGGAGAAAGACAACAGGCCACAAGTGTGGCTGGCTTGGTTTCTCCCTGTGGCGATTAGCCACGGCCGCCTATTAGTAGGCGGAACACCACCTCAGTTTGATGTCGACTCGCTGAGGGCGTCCTGCACGCTCTAAGTGGTCTTCCTCAGACTCGGGGAAGAGGTATTCGAGCTTGCCCCTTTCGGGGTTTACTCGATCCCTCACCCCTTGCTTAAGGAAGTACTTAAGCAAGGCGCCAGAACCATCCAGATGTGACTTGGGTGGTTTTGACGACTCTACATATCCCCTGACTAGGGGGTTGTGTAGATGCTCACCAGTCCGCTCGGAAACGAATCCGAGATAGGAATGGCGACCCAGCACGGGAGAGGATGGCAACACAGTCGGGAAGTGACGAATCACTCCCACTATGTATTCATCCAGCCATCGCACCGTAGCCCAGTAACCAGACTTGTACAGCTGGTTACGAAGGGAAACAATGCTGATGACTCCCTGAGCGTGCTCACGTTTGGTTGGGAACATCTGCCGGCAACGGACGATACTAACGTCCTCGCCAGCATAATATTCCTTCCCACAAGACTCTCTGAACCTACCGGTCCAGAAAGACTTGCGCTCATTTACTACAAGACCAAAGTCCTGTAGTGCCTGAACAACGTGAGACACATAGTCCGTGGGGACGATAATATCGTCACCATAGACACGCACCGACCTAGAGAGGTGCTTTACATCTCTCTTGGAGAGTGTGTTGTTGAGCGCTCGGTCAATCCCGTAGAAGACTATGGTCAGAAAGACCATGGCTTCCATTGGGAAAGTGAGTGCTGAGCCCATAGACGCGAACTTGGCCAACGGCATAACGCCGTGACCAGGTACGTCTGCCTTCGAGCTCCTACTCGCAAGACAAGCCGCACGCAAGTGCGGCCATCTATAGAGGAGGTGCTCTACATGCAGGCAAGAAACGCGATCGGACGCTTCGCTCAAATCGAGCGTAGCGAGAGTCCCGTACTGGGACCCTTTCAGAGCCATAGCCTGGTTAGGGCTTTGGTCCTGTATTCCGATCATGGCCCGAAGGTAGTCTGCCTTCGAAAGGCCACGGCGGATTTCGCTGAGAACGGACTGCTGTGCATACTGCATAGCAGTTGGTTCGATCGCGATAATCCGTGGCGCTTTTTGCGTTTTAGGCACCGAAATGACCTTTACAGGAATTTCGGCGCCAGGCTCGAGGATGTCGACGTCTTCCAAATTCTCGTAGTAACGAGAATTTGGGAGGAGCATCTCCCCAATGGGGAAATACTCGTTAAGACGTCCGGGCCAAGTGAACTGCTGAAACTTCGCATTAGCGCGGAGTCCATCAGCTGTCGCACCTGGTCCGTGTTTAGGAACGTGTCGACCTTCATAGATCTCACGATCTATGGAAGAAAACATGCTGCTAAACAGGAGCATAGAAATCTGTTCGAACCGAAACCACATTGGTTCCGAGACGTTTGATTCCATTGCTCTGACATCCTGCTCACACTGGACGAACTGATCAAACGCACTACGCACCCTTTCGGGTGTGCAGTCGAGGTTCATCTTTCCGAACATCAGCGTTAGCTGACGTATGGATCGAATCGCCTCTATATCAGGTACGTCCAGCAACAACCCACTAGTCTGGTCGAAGACAAGACGAAGGAAACCCCAAAGAAACTTGGGGAGACCGCCTCTTCTTGAAAAGCTCAAGAAAAGGTCGTCGTCTACCTTTCCACGGTCAAGACTCCTTTCGAAGTCTTTTCCATAGGAAGGCAAGGTCATCGTAAGAAACGATAGACCCTCGTGCTTCGACCGCCTCTCGACTGTTTTGCAGTCGAGAGTGGCGCTAGTGTGACACCAGCTTGCGCATTCTTGCGCAAGCGTTTTCCAGAGCAACATTAGGCTTTTCAAAAGCCCTCCTAACTAATCGTTGGGGGGTAGCTTTTCCTTAGCCCAATGCCTCCAATCCACAGCCCTTATCCCGTGAGAGGCTAGTGACTAACTAGCATCACGGAACGTAGGGCTGCGCACCGGTGAAACCAGTCGTGTTAGACTGGTTCACCTTGGTGCAGGATCTCGGTAAGTAGAGCTCATACAGGCCCCCCTTACAACCCAACTTCGGGTCGTAAGAGGAAGCCTGTACCCATATAAAGATCGCTAGTATTACTACCAGCGATCCTACTACGTACTCTGGGACTTGTGAGTCCCAGAGAGATCGTAGAAATGGGAGAACTCTGCTAAACCTAGCTTTCACCACCAAGAAGTTTGGTGATGGCGGCATCCGAAGAAGCAGCTAGGAAGGCTTTATAGCCATCATAGACTGCTTTCGCCTCTGTGTTCGTGTACCCGACAGGCGGGAGATCGAAGACGGTATAAACCGACATCGAAACTTCCCGATTCTGATCAGGTATGAACACATCGGCGGTAACCTTCGAATGATCCAACCGGAGGACCCGTCGAGTCCTACGCCCGTAGGCGTGGGAGGCCAACAGGTCTACCAGTCCGTCAGCACTCGAGTACTTTGACTCGTTCGTCCCGTTTGAAACACGGGGCAAACTGATCGGGGTACCCGAAATGGTAACGGATTGCGGATCGGTGAACATGGGCATTGCTCCTTCTGCTCACTATATGTGAGCGATATGGGTGTATGGGCGGTGCAAACCGTCCAACGCTACGTTCGTGTAATACCGAGCGCAGCGAGGATGGAGAGTTGGAATGGTGACAAGCCATCCCAGCTTACTCCAAACCCAAAGGGGTTAGCCTTCACTCTGGTTTTGGATTCGTTATGAATCCTAACCGGAGGAAGCTGTACAGGTTTACCTCCTTGAAGGAGGCCCTCTACAGTATACGTGTGCGTATGGACAGTCTTTTCCATAACGTACCCGTAATGCATCACCAGGCCTTGGCTCATTCCGTCTGAGATGTTCGCAAGAACATCTCCTACGTTACTGAACCAATCGATAGCCCAGGACCAGGGGGCGAGTTCCCAGAGCACGTCTGGCGTTAGCGATATGCCGAATAGTTTGTCGGCCTCCGCTGCCAGAGATGCGGCACCCTCTCGACTTGTCGAGTTGAGAGGGATACCGTAACTAAACGCGCCCGAGAACCAGGTGTCGATCCTCTTCTCAGAGGTTCGCACCAACCTCCCTGGTGTAATGGGATCCAGCGCAGCAGAACCCGGAAAAGATGAAACACCCGCTGGGTGTGTCACCAGGTCCGAGTCGACCTCGCTGGTTTTCTCATACAACGATGGGAACTGGTACTTCCTTCGGACAAGGCGTCCCATATCTCGTTCATACTGAGCCATAATGGCCTCAGTATTTTTGACGGCATCCGCAAACTTGAGGATGTCGTCAACGAGGGGAAGCCAACCGAACTGTGCGTTCAGATACTCAGATCCCGCAGAACGTGCGGTCTGAGCTCTGTTCTGCCAATTACGGGAAGATTGCGAGAACGGCAAGCCGTCCTTTACAATCTCTCCAATGGCAGTGAGCACATTGGAAGCCCCATTGGTGGGGGAGACTCTAGCAACAGCCGTTGCACCCATGGCCTCAAGGTCCTCATTCGAGGATTGAAGCGATGTAGGCATCGGACTGCCAAAGAGCTCCCACGGGACCATTGCATGATCTGTAATATACGATTGCAGATCATCTGACCCCGAACTGAAGCTCCGCATCTCGGAAAACTGGCTGCCCTTAAGGACAGCCCGAGTTCGAGTTGTGGAGAACGGACCACCAATGTCACCGGAGAACTGTCCCTTACGGGGCGGCCAACGGTGATTCTCGGACGTAGTAATCTGCGTCCCATTGATACCGGCATGAGGGCCACGGCCGTCTGAAACCAGACGCCAGACCTTCGTGATACGGTCACGGCGGTAACGCCGTGTACCTGAAGTCGCAGGTCCATATCTCTTGGACCTACGACGTGTGGTAATCAATGCCATCGTTCCTCCTTTGGAAAACGTCCCTGTTAATTCAGGGACCCGTGCTAAATCGCACGTGGTGTTGCACTGCGTGGGCGAGCTACCACAATTGGTGGCTCG